GCAGAATGGACGTGAAAGCACAATTAAGATTTTCTCCTACAATAGGCGTAACAGAATCTCATGCACTTGCTTTCCCGATGAAGATTGTAACTCCAGATGATGAAGTACATTCAGTGTCTTCTTCAATCTTCCAATTTAACGGAGCAGTTGCATCAATTAAAAATGAACTTAATTCAAATCGACTACAAATTATCGATGTTGATGGTAACGTATTACTTGATAATGTAGGACAATATGATGGTGTAAACGGTAAAGTTGATATTATTGGCTTTGCACCTGAAGCATTTATTGGTGGTGACACATTTATTAAAATTTCTGTGATACCGGATAATCCTTCTGTGATTCGTCCTTTACGTAACTATATTCTAAGACTCGATCAGACAGAAACATCTGCAACAGCAAGAATTGATAGACAGAATAATACTTTAGTGGTGACATAATGGCTCATACAGGTTTTGCACAGACCACTCGCGACTATGGTCGTATAGGTACAAATGTAAGAAAAAGTTTGGTAGATGAAGTTTTACCAGAACATTTTCGAGAAGATTATCCGAATCTCGTAACATTTCTTGATGCATACTATGAACATTTAGATTCCGCGGATACTTTCGGTGGAATTATTCAAGAGCTACAAACAGTTAGAGATGTTGAAGATACAAAACTTGAATTTCTCGATTTTATGTTTGATGAGATTGCTCTTGGTGTTTCGAATAGTTTTTTCACAAATCCAAGAGAAGCACTTCGTAACTTCGGCAACTTCTTTCGAGTTAAAGGTTCTGAATATTCTGTACATGGTTTCTTTAGAGCTTTCTTTCAAGAAGAAATTGAAATTATATATCCGAAAGAAAAACTGTTTCGAGTATCACAATCAACAATAGGAGAGGAAGAAGGATTTAAGTTACAAGATGGCGGACTAAATCAAATCTTCTCCACATTAATTAAAGCACCTTTACCGATTTCTGAATGGGAAGAACTTTATAGAAACTTTGTACACCCGGCTGGATTTTTTCTCGGAGCATCTGTTACACTTGAAGCTCAACCTGAATTAGTGATTGGCACTGCACAATCAATTAGTGATCCAAATGCAAACACAACTTTACTATTTGGTACAGCAACCCTTACGACTAATGCAGAAGGTGAGGTAGTTGGTGCACTTTCGGATCCGCCTTCACTAGCACCGCTTTACGATGGTCTTGATAGTGACATTATGGATCCAGACTTTATTCCGGTCGTAAGTTCAGGCTATGTACAATCTGGTTACTTTGGAGATGGAAGAATTAGACTACGCGATCGTTATAGTGTATATCGTAATATTAACGACTATCCCGGTCTTACGATTGCAGATGTACAAAAATACTACAATAAGGTTTATGAATGGGGCGGATTCTATGCATCGTTTGACGATTATGCTGATTCTGCAAATGCGTCTGCAATTCGCTTCTCATCAACATTAGATGACTTTAGTTCAAGAGTATATTTTAGAAAGTGATGATTTCTATTATAAATAGAGTTATAGTTTTATAGGATAAGATATGGCAAGACAAATTATCGATATAGGCACAGCCGGTAATGATGGAACTGGTGATGATCTCCGGACTGGTGCGATTAAAATTAATGACAACTTCGACGAGCTGTATACAGATGTTGCGGCATTACAAGTTGCATCTGGTTCTGCAGGCGGTTTGGACGGTATCGCTTTTGGAACAAAGGTCATTGTATTCGAAGGCGTTACGGCGGACTCGCACGAAACATCACTTGGTGTAATCGATCCAACTGGTGATAATTTGATTGTATTGCCTGATAGTTCAGGTACTGTCGCTCTTACGGCTGACATTACAAGTATTGTTGATTCTGCTTATATCTCACTGCTTACTGGTACTGCATTTGATTCTGCCAGTACTCTTACACTTATTCAAGCTAATTCAGTTGATTCTTCCGAAGTAGCTACTATTATCGATTCTGCATATGTTAATTTAAGAGTTGATGCACCAAATCTCACAGCACATGCGGGTCACATTGTTCCATCTGCCGATAGCACATACGACTTAGGTGATTCAAACTTTAAGTGGAAAGACTTGTATCTTTCAGGTACTACAATTCATATGGCAGGTGAAAGACTTGGATTTGATGGAACAAACTTTACATTTTCACAGCCGGTTTCTTTAGGTGAAAATAACGTTTCTATAGATTCATCAAATGGATTCTTTGTCGGCGCAGGATTTCTTACGGGTCCTTGGAGAACTGGATCGTATGCATCAAACAACGGCGGAGGCTTGCTGTTTGGCGGTAACACAATTCAACTTGCCACTGTTGATGAGGTCGTAACGGCAGAACTTCACACAAATCAAACAATATTTAATTTTGGATTTGACTCGACTAATAATATAGGAACCTTAGCGGTGCCTACAGTCAACACTGCGGGTCTTACCTCAACGGCTGGACAAGCTTTGTTTAGAGGTAAAGGTTCTATCTCATATCATAAAGATTCGAATCGATTTAATTTATATGATGATCAAGGATGGTTCTCAATTAAAAGAGATATGATTGCTGCCGATGATATACCAGCTACAGTTGATTCTGATTATGTAAAAGCGCGTGCAGTTGAAGTCGATCTTAGAAATTACACAGTTAACACAGTTCCAACAGGTGAACATGGTAAATTAATTTTCGTATCAAATGGCGCATCAGGTAATCCATGTCTTGCGGTTTTTGATAGCGATGCAGGTTCTTACAAGCGTATTGCGCTTGGCGCCGCAATTAGCACTTAATAGGATATAGAAAATGCCAGCAGTAATTACAGATACACTTAAAAGACAGATTGCTCGAGACTTCTTCGATCAGTTCTCGCAAGGAACAGCAAACTATTATGTAGGTATTGGTCGGTCAGAACAGTGGGATTCATTCGAAACTGTTCCGACTCCAACTAATAATCCTGAAACTCAATCAGATTTTCGAGATGGTTTGCAATCGATTAAAAGAATGCAAGGGTCTTCACTTGTAGCGCCACGTAATAACTGGTCAAATGGCCGTATTTATTCTCCATATGATGATCGTGTACAAGGATATCCGACCAATCCATATTATGTAAAGACAGATAATAACCAAGTTTATGTTTGTCTTGAAGTTGGTCGTAATAAACAAGGTGTCGCTCAGCCGTCAACTGTAGAACCAACTGGTTCAAATATCCATTCTTTCCGTACAGCAGATGGATATGTATGGAAGTTTTTGTATACAATTTCTGCGGCTGATCAAGAAAAATTTCAATCATCTAATTTTATTCCTGTTAAATTACAAGGTGCTACAGACTCAAATTCAACTGGTATTGAATTAAAACAGGCTGAAGTACAAAATCATGCAATTAGTGGTGCAGTTCTTTCGATTATAGTGACATCTAACGGACAAAATTATACATCAGCTCCAACTGTTACTATTGGTGGATTTGGCTCTGGTGCAGCAGCAACTGCAACTATTGATTCTTCAACTGGAGAAGTAACCCGCATACAGATGGATCCGGATAGTTCTACACTTGCGCATGGCAGTGGTTACTCTACAGCAACTGTAACAATCAGTGGAGGTGGTGGAACCGGTGCTACGGCTCGTGCAATTCTGCCGTTCTCAGATTCAGGCGTCGGTGCTGATCCACGAGTAGATCTTAAGTCTTCTGCTGTCATGTTCCATACTATGATTGAAGGAACTGACAGTAATTTCTATGTAAATCAGGACTTTAGACAAATTGGTCTATTAAAAAATCCGCGAGATAAAAACGGAATACTCTTTACAAATACAACAGGTAACGCGCTGAGTCATATGACTCTCTCAAGTATAGTGACAAACTTTACTGTCGATAAGATACTTGAAGGTCAAAATTCAAATGCACAGGCGTATATTGACTTTATTGATTCAGATAAAATTTACTATCACCAAACAGACGAAACTGGATTTACTCCCTTCCAAAATGGTGAAGTTATTGAAGAGGTCAATGGAGCTGGTCAAGGTATTATCGATTCGAGTCTAATACAATCTCAAGTCGACAATCAATCTGGAGATCTACTATACATAGACAACAGAGCGCCTGTTTCACGTACAACTTCGCAAGCAGAAGACATTAAAGTTATTATTCAATTCTAAGGGCTAGAAAATGGCAATTACATATACCGATACCTTATTTGATACTCGATATAAAGATGATTTTACCGATAGTGCAGGCTATTATAGAATCTTGTTTAATCCAGGTAAGACTCTGCAGGCACGTGAACTTACACAGATGCAGACAATTATCAATAAGCAAGTTGAACGGTTCGGTAATAACATCTTTAAAGAAGGCGCTGTTGTAAAACCAGGTGGTCTTTCAATTGACACAGGATATGAATTTGTAAAGCTCGATAATACTTCAACATCAACAGTTGCAAACGTAGGTGATATCTTAACAGGCGTGACATCTGGTGTACAGGCCGAAGTACTTGAAATTGCTGCGGCAACTGCTACAGATCCTGTCACTTACTTCTTAAGATATGTAAATACATCTGCTTCATCTATAGTAAATACTTCACCGAGATTCCAAGCAGGAGAAAGTCTGGGCAGTGGACGTATTGTACAAATTACAAACACTGCAGCAAATCCAGCTATTGGTAAAGGTACTCGTGCAACTGTCGGTGAAAGTATATACTTCACTCAAGGATTCTTTGTATTTACAGAATCACAAACAACAATTGTTTCAAAATATGATGATGCGCCAAATGCAGATGTTGGTTTTAAAATTACCCAGTCTGTATTTACAGAAGACGATGATCAGTCTTTATACGATAATCAAGGTGCTTTACCAAATCTTTCTGCTCCAGGTGCCCACAGATATTACATTAAATTAGATCTTACTACAAAAGCCGCATTAACATCAGCAGAGAATTTTATTCACGTCGCTACAGTTAAAGAAGGAGCTATCTTTACTGCCGTTTCTGCACAACAAAATTTACAATATAATATTCCAAGAGATATGGTTGCGACTCGTATTCGTGAAAACTCCGGTGACTATATTGTAAAACCATTTAGAATTTCATTTGATCCAGACTCTGCGAATTCACATTTACTTCTAAAAGCGAGTGATGGTATTGTAGTTGTTGATGGATATCGTGCGGCACGTTTTGCTCCAACAGATCTCAGAATCTTAAAACCTGCCGAAACACTTGAGGTTGAAGGTGAATTTATTCCAGTAAATTACGGAAACTTTATTGATGTTTTGTCTGACTCTGCTATCGGTGGACCAGATATTAAGACATTTGCTGCACAAGATATTATGGATGCTCGTAACTTTGATGGAAACAAAATTGGTGAAGTACGAGTTAGAGCCGTACATGAGAATGGAGCAAACATACGGTATCACATCTTTGATATTCAAATGAATTCGGGACAAAACTTCCGAGATGCAAAGTCAATTGGTACAGATTCTGATAACTATTTTAATCCAATTCAGTCAGGTACAAATACAGTTATTGGTGATCCATTAAATAACACGCTTATATATCCTACACCTTTTAATCGCCCGCAAACAGTTGATCCTCAACAGATCGAAGTTCAGATTTTAAGATCAGGCACTTCAGATGGAGCAGGTAACTTTACAATTTCAGTGCCTACTAACTACACACTTGATAATGCAAATGATTGGTTGTTCTTTACAGATGAAGCAAATGGCGGTCGCCTGGCTAATAGTGGTTTAGGTGGTCTTACAACCGGTTCAAGTACGACAACGGTTACTGGACTTCCAAGCAGTGCACCAATTAAAGCCTATGTGTATGCATCAACATCTGCACCTGTTGTACGAGCCAAGACTCTTACAACGAATGCAACTGTAACAACGACCGTATCAACAAACTCTGTAACAGGCGAACAGTTTATTAATCTCGGTGTTCCAGATATTTTTAAAGTTCATAGAACAACTCTTGTTGATTCTGATGGCACAGATGTGTCATACAAGTTCGAACTCGATAACGGTCAAAGAGATAACTTCTACGGTCTCGGTCGGATGGTTCTAAAATCTGGTCAAACGGCTCCTTCCGGAAACGTTTATGTAAAGTTTGATCACTTTGGACATGGTGCAGGTAACTTCTTTGCCGTTAACTCTTATACCGGTGTTGTTGACTATGATGAGATTCCGGATTACAGATTCTCAAGTGGGATAAAGCTTAACCTACGCGACGCGATTGATATGAGACCTGTGATTAATTCATCAAGTAATTTTACAGAAGCGAATATCGCGTATCTTCCTCAGCCTAGTGATTTGATTACTTCTGATGATACATATTATCTTGCAAGATCTTATAAGCTTGTAATAGATCGCGAAGGCAACTTTGATATTATCAATGGTCAAGACGCATTTAATCCAGCATATCCAGATGCACCAAGTGGAACTCTTCCGCTTTATAACTTTAGATTGAATCCAAACACTCTTGATGAGAATGATGTATCTGTAAAGAAGATCGATCATCGTCGGTATACAATGGATGACATTAACTTCTTAGATAGAAGAATCCAAGATCTTGAAGAGATTGCTTCTTTAAGTATGCTCGAACTTCAAACAAGTAATTTTGAAGTACTTGATTCCGCTGGACTAAATCGTACTAAATCAGGATTCTTTGTAGATAACTTTACAACTCATATTCTAGCCGATCTTTCGAATCCTTCATATAGAGCATCAATTGATCCTTCATCAGGAATATTGCGACCTGCTTTTAGTGAAGATAATATTCGTATGATCTTTGACTCTGATAATTCTACTGGTGTGGTTCGTAAAGGTGATAACGTTTATATGGATTTCACAGACGAAACCTATATCAATCAGCCGTTTGCAACCAAAGCAGTAGAGATTAATCCGTATACGACTTCAGTGTATGACGGAAACCTAGTGATATCTCCTGCTTCAGATGAATGGAGAGACACTAACGTAGCATCTAGAACAGTAATTGATGGTGGAACAAAACTTTCTACTAATCTTGCTGCTAACTGGAATAGTTGGGAATGGAACTGGGGCGGAAAAGAACTCGAAGATCTTGAAGTTGGCGATAAGACAAATACTATTACAAAAACAAGTAGACATTTTGAGGCTAAGACAGTTAATAAAGTTATCTCAGAAGAAGTCGTTGAAGAGGTTATTGGATCAAGAGTACTTCAAGTTGCACTCTTGCCATTTATTAGATCTAGAATTGTAAGCATCAAGGCAAAAGGATTAAGACCAAACGCAACTGTATTCTTATTCTTTGATGGTAAAAATATGGCAGACTTTGTTCGCGAAGCACCATTCGAAAGATATTCTGAAACTACAGAAGATTTTGGTAACCGTCTAAAGAATCAAACTTCTCACAGAGATGGATCTTCTGCACTTGAAACAGATCAATCAGGTAAAGTCGAAATATCATTCCAAGTTCCGAATAACGATACTTTCAGATTTAGAGCTGGTGTGCATGAAATTAAAGTAATGGATATTAACATTAACGATGAAAAACTTTCCGGAACAATTGCTCGAGCGAACTATACTGCACAAGGATACTTAGATACAGTTCATCAAGATGTTTTATCAACTCGCATACTCGAAGTTGAGGGCACAAAGACGTCAATTAATACTGCCTTACCTTACACTCATAATAATGACGGAGGTGATGACAACTACGGCGGAAAAGGTGTTACGATTCAAAATGGTGTCGGTAGTTCTTGGACAGATAATCCGTCGGATGATTATGGTGTTGGTTATTATGGTGAAGCTCAAGGCCAACCACCTTCGACACCATCTGCTCCTCCAAGTCGTCCAGATAATCCAGACAACGGCGGAGGCAGCGGTAGTTTCTGTTTCATTACTACTGCAATTGTTGAACGTAGAGGTGAGGCTGATGATGGTGTGACACTAACAAAACTTAGAAATTTCCGCGATACATTTATGGGTGGGCGCGGCTCAGATGATCTCAATGAATATTATAAAATTGCTCCTGCAATTGTTGCTGCAATTCCAGAGGAACATGAAGCCTGGAATTGGATAGGTGAGCAAATTGATTTAGCCATTATTGAAATTGATAATGGAAATCCACAGAATGCATATGATATTTACAAATCAATGGTGATGAAACTCAAAGAGGAGTGGTTATAATGTCTTTAAATAGTCTCGGTTACAAGAGAAATAAAAATCCAATTGCTCAGTCTTTCTATGTTGACGAGGCTCGAGGTATATATGCAACAAAAATAAATCTCTTCTTTGCGTCTACATTTACGCCAACGGCTAACTTACAGCTTCCTGTTTCTTTACACATTAGACCGATGAGAAACGGCATGCCTTCTGATGTGGAGATTGTACCTGGATCTACAGTCTATGTCGACTATAGCGACGTAAATACCTCAGCTGATGCGTCTGTTTCAACAACATTTGAATTCGATGAGCCTATTTATCTAAAGGGTCTTACAGATTTTGCTATCGTTGTATATGCAGAAACACCCGAATATAAGATTTATATTTCAGAGATTGATGAGCAAATTATAGGTTCTGCTTCTGCTCGGGTAAATATTAATCCTAATCTTGGTTCTTTATTCTATTCTCAGAACGGTGCTACATTTTCTGCAGATCAAAAACAAGATCTTAAGTTTGAGTTAGTGAGAGCGAAGTTTACACCAGGATCTGCTACGGCTTTCTTAAATAATGCCAGTGTTCCACGCAAACTTCTAAATCCAAATCCGATTCAGACGTTTGCTGGTGATAGCGACGTCAGAGTCACTAATATAAATCATGGCTTACAAGTAAATGATACAGTCTCAATTACTGGTGCCGCGGCAGTTGGTGGTTTAACACTTAATGGCGATCACACAATCACAAAGATAGATGCGAGTGGATTTGAATTTAAAGCAAGCTCAGCAGCAGATTCAAGTGCTATTGGTGGAGGATCTTTGGTCGAAAGCACAAAGAATATTCCGTACTCACTCGTTTGGCCACACATATCTTTACTAAAACCAAACGGCACAAATGTCTTTGCTTCATTTAAAGGCACTAGTGGTAAGTCATTTGCTGGTACCGAATCGCCTTATCAGGTTGATGCAGGATTTACATCAATCAATCTTAACAAAAATAACTATGCTTTAGAACATAACTATGTAGTTGCGTGTGACAGTATTGCAGAAGATGAAATTGCTGTAGGAGCAAAAACTGCAACAATGAGAATGGGATTGGCAACAGACAATGAATTTGTTGCTCCTATGATTGACTTACAGAGATCTTCTCTTACTCTAGTAGATAACATTATTGACAATCAAGACTCTGCTGCAACAAATGGATTTAATGTTCCAATGAGTTTTGTAAATGAAACAGATGCAAAGCGCGGATCTTCTGCGGCAAAGCATATTACTAAAGTTACAACACTCGCAAATTCAGCAGTAGGACTTAAAGTCTTTATTACAGCACATAGACCTAAAGCAGCAGGTTTAAAATTGTATTATAGAGTTGCGGCTGAAACAGATGCAATTAATGTACAACAATGGACATATATAGCAGAAGAAGGAAACAATCCTCCCGATGAAAATCAAAACGTCTTTAGAGAATATGAATATCTAATTGGTGGATTGGGTGGTCAGCTTCCTGCATTTACAAGGTTTCAACTTAAAATTGTAATGACATCAACCAATTCTGCAAAGGTTCCAATTATTAAGGATTTAAGAGCGATCGCATTGAGTGTATAATGAAATGGAAAAATGTTGAAGGCCATAGCGGTCTAGTTAAAAATGAAGACGGTGTTGTATTGAATACAAACTCGACAGAGATAGAAGCAGCAAGAGCCAGAAAGAAGGCATGGAAAGAAAAACAAGCGGAGCTCGAAGAGTTAAAGACTGACGTGTCTGAACTCAAACACATGATGAAACAGATCTTAGAGAAGTTATAATGGCACGTAAAGTCACTATCAATTTAGCAGATACTATCTCGACATGGAAAAGTAAAGTCCAACAGATGGGTGATTGGGTTGAAGATCTCGATGATCTAGACCCCACCTTTGATCCTGGTGATTCTCCTTATGCTGGATTGATCGATAGAGATTCAAATCTAGTAAGTGCTTTAAATTATATGGGCCAAAATGTTCAGAGTATACTGGCCGGCTTATTTAATGGAACAACACCTATATCAGGACTTACAGCCAAGATAGGTGCTGATTCCGGCAAATTTGATAAAATACACGCAAATTCTCTATATAATTATGATAGTGCGCTGCCGGGTCCCGGTAATTTTCAAGGACAGGCAGCAAATCTTTGGTACGGTGATTCAAGCGGCACAATACAATATGATTTTCATGCAGATAGTGCAGAGTTTCGTAATCTTACAATTACGAATTTAGGCAATTATCCGGATAGCATGAATATAAATAGATTGATTATTACAGACAGTGGCACAATCGGAAGTATAACTGCACTTGATAGTACCGCAACAATTGTATTTAAGAATCTGAGTGTTCGTGGAACTAAACCACTATTTGTTGATAGTGCATTAGTACTTGATCGTGTTGCTGTCAGTAAATTTATATCTGATAGTGGTGGAGACTCCGGTGTTAACATTGCTAATTGTGAAATAACTGGAATTGCAAATATACAAACTTTAATTTTTAATGATAGTGACGGCGCAATAACTTTTAAACATGCAAGACCGTTTCTTTTGACAGATTCTCTAGGACCTAACACAAATGCAGATTCAGGAGAAATATATTTTGCAGCTATACAGCTCGATATAGATAATACGTAAAGGATTTCACATGGCTAGAAAAATACAAATCGATCTCGTAGATGCAATTGGCACCTTTATGGCTAAGACAAATCTTTTGTCTAACTATCTTGGAGATCTCGATGATCTCGATTCAATAGCATTTGCAGGTGCCGACTCAAATCTGGTTTCTGCGATTAACTCACTAAGCAGCAGCTTTGATAGTATCAATACCAAGCTTTTTGGTAGTCCGCCTGGTACATTATTAGTTACAGGATTTGATGGAGATTCTGCAAGTCTTAAAAGATTACGTGTAGGTACACTAACAGCCGACTCGGCGACCATTGATTCTGCAACAATCGATTATCTTGACGTGACCGGTACCATGACCGCAGACAGTGCACGATTTGCTACGATTAATGTTGATAGTATAGGGGTGGATCCAGGTGCCACTCTTGTTATTGATAGCGCAATTATTAACACTGCTCTTGTTACCTCTTTGACAATTGATTCTGCGAGAATTAATCGCTTAACAGTCGGTATGGCCGATATCGATAGCGCACAGATTGATAGTGCAACTATAACAGAATTAACAGTGAATAAATTAATTATAGATAGTGATAGATATGAACTCGATAATGCTAAAAGATTTACAGTGAAAGATGAATCTGGTACTATAGTTTTAGACGGGTATTTCTTATCGACAAGTAACGATCCAACAGTAGCATAAAGGTTTTATTATGGCAGTTTATCGACCTCTGATCTCTGACGGCAATACAAAAGTCAGAGAGGCAACAAATTCTGAATATCAAAAAATACTTAGACAAATTGGATATTTGTACTACTCTAATCCAACTGTATCGCTTGTCGTTGTGTCTTCAGGTGGAAGTATCTCACCACAGATGAGAGATCGAAGATATTTTACCGGTGCTTCGGTAGACACCGGTGACACTCAGTACAACGAATTTAATGTTACAGTTCCTCCTGTTGTTGAAGATGATGTATTTTATGATAAAATACAACAAAGCTTTGATACTACAGAAACAAAGCCGGCTTATGCATTAAAGCCCGTGCGACCTGATGGTAATAATGGTGTTATTGAAATATCCGAACAGGATGTTATTGATACGTATATCGATCCGGTAGTAAGCGGCATGGTAACTGGATCTAGTTTTACGAATTTGGCAGCAGGTTCTTATCGTATTAGTACAACGAATATTGAATCAAATCAAGACAACCTAGGAATTGTTTATACAGATACAAGATCTGTAGGGTTTGGTGCATATCCTCAGCTTACAGGAACAGGCGGCCAACAGTTCACAAATACAAACACAGTCAACACATATTATTTGAAAAGAGTTATGGGATTTGCACAAACCTATCGTACGCCTTTAATTATCGACGGAACTACTGGATTAAGACATATGACAACTACAGAGTTTGATACATACTTCCAAAGATTGATTCGTCATTACATTTATGCTGAACCTGGTTATATGCTTCGGTTTAATATTAATGGTTCCGGAACAACAAGAGGATCTGTTATGATTGATACATTTTTTGAAAGCTCGACAGAAGCACAAAGAGTTACAGATGGAAGTGATACAGACCCAAACGATTACATTTCACAAATGCAGCCTAGCGGCACATTTAACACAGACACAACATACTCGCTAAAAGTGGAGAGAACATAATGGTTGAGAACGCAAATTTTTTGAATGCATATTTTATTGACGATGATAGAACAGTTATCGAATCTTTGTGGCAACATAAAGATGATATGAGAACGATACCTTTCCACATTGTTGCTGAAGACGATAATCCGCATTATGCTGAGCTTTTAGAGCGTATGACATTAGATGATTTGCATGAACAAACATATAAGAATATTAAGTTACAAACACAAGCATTTCAGTCAATGACTATAAAAACTGCTCGTGAACTTGGTATGCTTTACGAAGTTGATGGCTTAAATAACAATTTTTGGGAAGAAGTCGGTAAGACACTTCTTACACATGATTTTGATGCTGAACGAGATAAAGAATCTTTGTTCTTATATAAACTTCAACTGTTCGAGCAACCAATTATTAAAGAATCAGAAGATCGTGATGCAAAAGCAGAGCTTCGTAAGTCTAAGAATTTTATGGAAGCAACTCATGCCGCTCTTAGTATCGCTCTAGCGGGTAAGAAGTAAAATCTTTATTCGATACATGTAAGAAATAGTGAGCTTCACTATACTTACGATAATTTTTATCAAGGATGAAGTTCCAAGCGCCTGTCATTTCAGTGCAAGGGATTTCATCCTTTTCAATTAAGTATGATACGAACACTTCGTTATTATCAAAGTTATGTTCTTTTGTTAGCATGCCTTTAAGATTTTGATTTAGACCAAAAACACCTGTATTCGCGATCTTATTTTTACCTTGATAGCCCAGCGCATCGTTCTTTGCTTTAATCTTCCAATCAGGTTTCATTGTATAATGAACGCAAAATGTATTGAGGTCGTGTTTTTCAAAGAAAGACATGTTCTTTCGAGGTATTACATCTAGATCAAGATATAATACTTCATCATAAAAATCTAAATAATGATCTGCCCAATTGAGTTTTTCAAACTGTAATCGATTAAACTCAAAGCTATCATACTCGATACAATGATAATCGGCATCACAAAACTCTGCGTATTCTCGATGCTTAGTTACTAACAGATCTTTATAATCACGCCAATCTGTATCTTGCCATATGCTAAATATTATTCTTTTCACACCAGTTTCTCACATAATCAAAATCTTTATTTACACAGTGTACAAGCTTCGCTTCTTCTGGTACAAAGCTATGGCTATCCATAAATACGTGCCAATAATCACCGAGTTCCTGGTACGAAAGATTTTTAAGTAAAGTTTTGTAGCCCCATATCGTCTCGTTATCGTAACCACACAGCTTTCTAAGGTTATCGGGTATCTCACTATTGTTTTGTATCTCTGTCATATAATCAAGTAATGATCTAAATTCTGAAAAATAATCAAGTTCTTTAAGTTGCTTACTAGTAATACCGATAATACCTGTATTGAATACTTCTGAATCTCTACTATGACCTTCCATCGATAACATTAATTTAGTATTCCAGTATTTTGCTAAAGGAGATCGTACACCGTGTGTACCTACTATAGCATCTCTTAATGGATTATTCCATGCCCTTTGAGATCTTGCAGTGCCTGTCAGTATGGCAAATCCTTTACTTAAATCAAATACATCAAAGAAACTCTCATCTGTTACAGGAATTACATCTATATCAAGATAGAGAATCTCGTCATATAATTCCGTCATTTCATATAGTAATTTGATCTTAAAGAAATTTACTATATTATATTCAGAAACTTCTGGATATTCTTTCCGAAACCAATCACGATATTCCTCATAACCATCTTCGTATTCAAAGTGATTATAATCTACACCAATTTTATCTGCGTACTCTTCTTGTTTATCTACGAGCCAGCTGTAGTTATCGTTAAACTTCTGTTTCGATTCATGATGAGATACCAGATTTTCTTTTGGTATGTCGATATAGAGACTTATGATTGTTCTATTCATGACTGCCAATTACCATATATCTATCATAGCCATTATTCATTGTATGAGAATCTGAAAACCATATCTTAGTTAAACCAGACTTTTCAATAAAGTGATCTAAACTTTCTGAACAATTAATGTGATCGTCGACATATGTCATATTATTACTTTGTAGTGCAAAGACACAATTATCTGTGTATGTTTTATTTTTTATCAGCACAGGTAAATCTGGCATATGTTCAGATGACGTGTTAATTACAAGTCGAATGTCTTTATCTTTATTATGTGATGTCTCAATAATATCAGTGACATTTCTTTCTTTGAAGAATACTACATCACTTAGATTTTTTTCGGCAGTGTACTTTCTACAAAGATCTAAAGCTTTCGTATCAAGGTCAATGTTTGTAATTTTATCTACATTAAGATTCTCAAGTAGCATATCGATAAGTGGATATCCAAACCAACCACCGTACAACTGTATACTTAGCGGTGACCACTTAATTAGTTCGTCATAAGGCAGATTGTCAACAAGCCATTTTTTACAATCGATTTGATCGGCATGAATACTATACAACAATGTCTTTGCGTCATAACCCTTTTGTATTGCTTCCCACCAAACGTTAAAATATATAGGATCAATTATAGTATTCTTCAAATCCATCATATGCCTCATCGCCAAATCTTAATTTCCAACCATCGAAGATACAGATTGTTTTGTTTTCGTCTTTGTATAATTTATCTTCGAGTCCAAATAAATTAAAGTTTTCCCAGTCTAAACCATATCTACGAGAATATAGTTCGCCTTCTGGTATATACACTAAGTGTTCACCTTTGTCATAGTAAAGATATCTATCTATTCCTTCGTATTTTAATTTGCAGTATTCTACATCGTAATCTTTCCATATGTGTCGAAGATCTCCTTTCCATATCATGATAGATGAATTAATATCGACATCGTATTCAAGCTTTACATCGCTTACATATGGTTTCCAATATGCTTTTACCAAACACAATTTATCTTCTACAACATAATCTTGAAAATGTGTAAAGTCTTTTTGTATTATAATATCTAAATCTAAATATATTTGAGGTTCTGAAATGTTTTCGAATAGCGCTAATTTCCACCACCACTTTTCGAGGTCATAATTTGGCAAAGGTATGATGTGTACGTCACTATGTATTCCTTCAGGATTATCTGTATGACATACAAATCTAAAATCGGCATGAAAGTTTTTACATACCATTCGATACAATCGATTGACATGCTCGTGACTAAACTTGTCACCCCATTTTACGCACACTACGTCCATTAATTACCAACATGTCAAGTTTAGTTCTGTTAAATGTGTTGATCGCATCTTTAGGCGTTTCAACTATCGGCTCTTTACAATTAAAACTTGTATTCAATAACATCGGCACGCCAGTATATTGATAAAAGTCTTCAATGAGTCTATAGAAATTTTTATTTTGTATACGATTTACGGTCTGTATTCTCGCAGTGTTGTCGAGATGTGTTACACCCGGTATTTTATCTGATTTTACCGGCATGATACGAGACATATAAGGACTTGGCTGATTTGTGTCAAAGAATGTTTGTGCATGATGCTCAAGTACTGCTGGAGCAAATGGTCTAAAATCTTCTCTTTGCTTTATCGTATGGTTAATAATGTCTTTGATATCCGGATTACGAGGATCTGCGAGTATACTTCGATTGCCGAGTGCTCGATTACCTGATTCGGATTTGCCATTAAACCATCCGACAATTTTACCATTTGCGATTGCTTCTGCAACTTCTCGAGAAGTAATCTCATCACCTTCATCGAATGCATATTCTTTTCCAGCATACACATTCGGCACATGTTTATTTTTATTTAGAACATAATCGGCATGCATATAAGTGCCAAGCGATTGTCCTTCATCTCCTGGTGCAGGTGGTACATGTACACCACTGTAGTACTTTGTAAACTCTTCATTCATATAGCCATTGTATGCCACACCACCAGCAACACATATATTATCACATGACTGTAAAGGTATCACGTGTTCATTAATTAATTCTTGAGTTGCATATTGTAGCGTATACGCGATGTCTTCTTGTTTAAATTTCGATATATTAAACTCAGGAAAATTAAAATTATTATTCGAATAGTAATCAATAATCATATGAAATTCAGGAGAATAACTGCCATGTGCAGCAAGACCCATTAACTTTCCAGCGCCAAGAGGACCGAACCCGACTGCTTTCGAAAAATAATCCCAAAGTATACCGATACCCATCTTATCGGATAGATCAGTCATGTTTCCGTTCTTATCAAAGAAGACGCAGTTATAATGCCAACCTCGACCGTCAATTGATAGGATATCTGACTCTGTAAAACAAGAAGATAAGAAAGCATATGCAGCATGCGATTGATGATGATCGATATAATAGATGTTATCTTTTTGAAAATAATCCCACAACTTTTTTGGTTTAAAATCTAAAAAGTCTTGATCAATGTTTTGATTACCGTTTCGAAGCATCTTCATACCACCAACTGTTGTGGTAAAACAAAAGATTTCGTGATCTTCTGGTTTCCAATACTCTTCGTAAAACTTCATCATGTATCTGTTATCGTCACGATTCATTTTTGTCAGTTCTGAATGATGTGGATACACATCATGATGCCATGGTACGTTGTGCTTTTTTCTACTAAATCTTTCTATTTGATTATGAAAAGAGCCATCATATGTATTTTGATCGTGTGGGCCGAGCGCGATGCTAAAGATATTCATAAACTGTTTCTGCTAGTAATCTATGACCGTATTTGTTAGGATGTACATCTTCTTCAGATACTATTAAACCTAAACGCCTTTGTATGAATGCGTCTTCAAAATTAAATCCATTTCCCTCATCTATTAACGGCCATCCTATAAAGTTATCTTCGTCGATTAAATCCCAATATGGCGACTCCATCATATAACCAATTGCATCAAACTTGTCCGGCAACTTTTTTCGGAACATGCTAGTTGTATTATCAAAGTTGATATTAAAATTGCGCGCGTGATGAATGTAAGCTGTAAATAATGGTATCATTTGAAATTGTTTATATGGTATATTTAAGCTTTCACAGACCTGCTGTAGACTGTACATATATCTAAGACTTCTTCTAACATAATAATATAGATCTCCTTTGCTATCAACTCTTTCATTTGTCCAACGTTTAGTTGTGTCTTTGTGATTGTACATCAATTCAAATTCAAAATCTCTTCTTTGAGATTGTGACCAAGCGATTACAACTAGACCAATTTCTTCTGGAGGCAATGAGGCAATTGTATCTAAGGCTCTAGAGTATATTCCTTCATTGCCTGAGCCACAGCGACCGACGTTAATTACTTTCATATCAAGCTTGCTTGCTAATATTTCGGGCCATTTAGGCCAATCACAAATCATTTCAGGGTGATGATCTGATGTAAAGTCTGCGTCAGTCCAGCTACAGCCAGAAGCTACAAGATATTTTTTACTCACATTACAACTCCAGCTTCTACAATACGAAGTATCTGTTCATGAGATCTCTTCTCAATATCTTCGGTACATTTCTTGCAGTATTCTTCAAAACGAAACAACTCAAAGTTCATCATCTTGTCAATGTTCTCTTTTGTTACTGCATACTGACGAGAGCCTTTGATTACTTTCTTACTGCAATGCCGAATCTTTTGAAGTTCGAAGTCTACAACAGGTACTTTTGGAAATGCTGCACACATCCGACGATCAAACTCGGGTGCTTGATCAGTTTCAGTCCAGTTCGGTGAACGAGAGTTAAATGCTTTGAACTGTGTGTTCTTATGATCTACAATCGATAAGTCATACTTCTCACGATACTTAAAATAGTTTGGAGTCATGATAATGATATTGTAATTGTTCTGATCGTTCTCTTCGAAGAAATCAAAGTTACCGAGTTTCTCAATCTTATCTTCATAGAAATCTAAAACTAAATGTTCTTGATATATAATCGAAGGATCTTCAAGTATGTGAGGATAGCGTTTACGAACGAACGAGTTCGATAGAACAGAAGGCACAAGGTTTTTGTGCTTTTTAATCTCAGCAATAACTTCATCTAAATTTTTGATAAGACCTGGCTCACCACCTAGCAACTGTATGCGAGCTTTGTATGGAGAAAGATACTCGAGTGTATTACTTAAAAACTTCATGTCTACATGAAGGTTACGCATCTCAAGTGTCCATGCTGTACAGTAGTGACAAGATTTATTACAAGATTTAGAGAGGTAGAAGTCTATCGCAAGATAGCCTTCTTCATTCAGCTGTTTTATGCTTTTCATTATTAAATAAGTTTTTTTACCTTTTCAATTATCATATCAACTTCATAATCATGCATATAAGCATGTATTGGTAGTGTCATAATTCTTTCAGAAAGTTTTCTGGCATTTTGCTTAGGTCCAACTTTATGAGGAAGCTTCTCCCACATTTTATGTGCTGAAATCGGTCGGTCATAATGAATATCTATACGTTTACGATAAGAGAAATCTTCATCTTCTTTTAAAGAGTCCATTACAAATTTACGATGTTCTTTGTCTTCAAGTTGTATTGTATACTTATGATAATTATGTCTTAATCCTTCACGTTCATGTGTTTGCATAAATGCTTCATCGTACATTTCAGCGACTCGAGTTCTTCGTGCCATATCAGCGTGAATATGTTCCAATCTAAAAAGTATCATTTTTGCATTAAGCGCATACATTTGAGAATTAACGCCAAGCATTTCTGATTCTCCGTTTTTACGACCATGTCTACGAATCATCTCTGCTCTATCAGCTTGCTTTTTGCTATCTGTTAAAAAAGCCCCTCCACCATTTACGCCTGGTATAATTTTGTTTGAATTAAAACTATATGAACTACATTGACCGATACTACCTGCTCGTCCTACGTTATCTAACATAGATCCAATTGCTTGAGCAGCATCTTCAATAAGAATTAATCCTTCTTTAATGCACCATTCAGATATTGCAGCTGTCTCTTCTGCCATCGCTCCAAACAGGTGAGTTAGAATTACAGCTTTCGTTTTACTGCTTTTCATTGTCTTAAGCGATTCTAAAGTAACATGATGACTGTTTTCACCAATATCACAGAATACTGGAGTTGCTCCGACAATTGCTACACAAGAAGCAGAAGATATCCAAGAAAAATTAGTTACTAGTACTTCATCACCAGGACCGATATCATTAGTGGCTAAAGAAAATACTAAAGCATCTGTCGCACTAGCACAAGTTACAGCATACTTTCTTCCTGATATATTTTTACGAGTTAGCGCTTTTTCTAATTCGCCATCGCTTCTATCAGGATCATTATTCATAGCACACTCTCTAAATACTCTTAAAAGTTCTTCATAGTGTTTTTCAAATTCTCTTTTATACGGATACATTTTCTTTTCCTAATGTTTATTAATTATTTGATTGCCGTCGTCTAGTATTTCTACCTGAGTTTCTCCAAGAGAATTGCCGCAATACTTTTTACAGACACGTGGAGCGTTATCAGGACTATTTATAAGAATATCCCATAAGTTTTTCCATTCTTCGCTATCAAAAATATCCTGTATGTCTTCATTATTATCAAGATGCAAGTGTTCATTCCATAATGCAATAATTGCTGGGTGATCTTTATAAAGCTCATCGTCTACCCAGCAGCAAGGAGTAAAAAAGCCGAGACTTGATAAAGTAATTTCTTGATCAGTATGTATACATCGAGGAAATAGCATGATCACCTTTTTGATTCAATGAATAAAATTTTAATATTGTTTTCTCTAGCCATTTGTTTACAAATATTGATTTGATCTTTATTCCAATCAAAGATAATATATTGCCACCAAACAGCCATTCCATAACTTTTGGCTTTAAGCATCATTTTGTATAAAAAAAAGCCGTCTTGATTTATTCTATATCTATGGCTTTTTTCTGGTAGACCGTCGATGCCGAATGTCCAGTGCGCTTGAAGATTTGCATTAAATGCTTCTTCATACCACTCTTCAGATCTACCAGTTGCGGCGGTTAAAACGCGTGTTCGTATATCATAGTCTTGACAGATCGAAAGCATTGGTATTAAATGTTTCGCAAACACGGGATCTGAAAGTTGGCCACAAAAAGTAATTTTGCGAAAATATGGTGCAACCTTTTCAAGTTGATCTGGTGTCATTTCCCAGCCTTGTGGAACTTTCCCATGTTTTCTCACATGTGCAGCTCTCTTGCATAATGGACACTTTAGTGTACATCGAGCAGTTGCTTCGATATTTAATCTCTTCTTTCGAAAGTTTCTATCTAAAAACAATTCCATATTGCATCAACATTTGGTTTTTCAATCTTACGATTGAAGTAAACACTGCCACCATCTTTCATATTATTATCTCTATTATAACATACTTTCTTCGAAAAGTACATACTTTCTTGCAATAATCTTGGTGCTGGATCGAATGATGGTTTGGTATAGACGTATGTGTTAAACTTGCCAAGTATGTTATCAACAGGAACCACAAGACTCTTTTCATCTACATGCTTGTAAACTAAAATACGAGAGTCTGGTTTCATGTTATCGAGTGCTGCTTGATAGTACTCGTCATTTGTACCAAGAAACAGATGCTCAAACTGTATATCTTCGACAGGCTCTTTGTAAATGTCAAAGTTGATTCTCTTAATAAAGTTTTCACCGACACCGTCTGAATAAACTTCATGATCGCAAAGATCTGTAACTTTCTTTGGATTGAAATATTGAATTGCTTGACCGTATTCAATAGGATGATTATTTGAATATACAGATATAAGAGGATTACGAAACAACATATGCAATGCAAACTGCATGTCCTCTGAATATCTTTTCATATTCAGATATGGCACAGTGACCACACTACGACCCATAATCAGAACTGTATCGTTTC